AATATCGTACAACATGTGAATTATTAAAATACCATAAATATTTATATCTAACTCAATCCAGTCCGTACAATAACGAAGAAGAAACTATTGACAATCTTTTCATCAAAAACATTGAAGATATTATTTCTTCTGAAAATAATCAATGGAAAATAAATGCATCAAGTGATTCAACTCAAAATAATGAATCTACATAACAGGCTCATAGGTCTTTTCGAACACATCTGGCTTGCATGGATATTTTTCTCCTCTTATACCCGTAATAATCCAGTCTCCAGGAGCTGCACGTAAAGGGCCTTCTAATGTTTGGATAATAAGTTCTTTGTCTGTTTGATACGCTTCAATTACTATTGGTTTTTTTCTAAATTTCATAACTGTCACCTCATAAAAAGAAAGGAGTTCTTTATGCCTAATTTATACGATTATCGAATTTTTATCAGCCATGCCTGGAAATATGGTTTCTCTTATAACGATTTAATTTCCCTGTTAGATAAAGCACCATATTTTTCTTACCGCAATTATTCTGCCCCACAGGAAAAGCCATTATTCCCACTAGGAACACCATATACATCACTTGATATTGCTCAGAAAATCACCGATAAAATTCGTCCTGCACAAATCACCTTAGTTATATCTGGCATGTATGGTGCTTACAGCGATTGGATGAAATATGAAATTGACGAATCCAATCGAATGGGAAAACCCGTTCTGGGAATAATCCCTTGGGGACAACAACAAGTGCCTCTATATGTGCAAAATAATTCAATAGAATTGGTGGGTTGGAACACCCAATCTATTATTCATGCTATTAGAAAATATGTATAGCATTGATTAATAAGTGTATTTAATTATATCACTTTACTTATATAAGTTCAACTTATATATCAACTCAAAAAAACCGGCTCCTGCGCCAACAGGAACCGGCTCATATCTCCGAAGAGATGCTTGTTTTGCAAAGATATTGTATCATCTTCGGAGCAGGCGCACAACCAGAACGTTTGTGTGGCTGTTATTTTTGTACCCAAAATCAATTAAGGAAGGTGATATTATGGCAACTGCCAAGAAACTCCCCTCTGGCTCCTGGAGGTGTCAGGTACTATCTCACACAGAAGAATATACCAAACCTGATGGAACTATAGGAAAAAGAAAAATCAGAAAATCTTTTACATGTGATGATCCCTCTAAAAGAGGTAAGCGGATCTGTGAGCAGATGGCCGCTGAATGGGCCGCCAGTAAAGAGAATCGCTCTCCTGTTGCTGAATCGCTTACGTTCGGAGAAGCTCTGGAAGATTATATATCCTCACGAGAAAATATCTTATCTCCATGCACAATCAGAGATTACAGGGGAACTCAGCGAAATTACATTCAATCACTCATGGAAATAAAGATTAATGCTATCACTCAGGAAGATATTCAAAAGGCAATCAACCTTGAGGCTGTCAAATTATCCCCTAAAACCGTTCGTAACATCCACGGCTTAGTATCTGCCGTATTACGGGTATACAGGCCGTCCATGGCACTGAATACGGCCTTGCCAAAGAAAAAACGTATTCAATTATACATACCTTCTGATGAAGAAGTAAAAATTCTTATGAATGCTGTAGAAGGAACAGAACTGGAAATCCCTGTTCTGCTTGCTGCCTTTGGTCCAATGAGGCGCGGCGAGATCTGTGCCCTGGAACAATCAGATATAAACGGTAATATTGTTCATGTAAGTAAAAACATGGTCCGCACAATTGACAATCAATGGATCATCAAAGCACCGAAATCTTTTGCAGGTGACCGATACATAGATTTTCCAGACGATGTTATTGAAAGACTACCAAAACGTCCAGGAAGAATCGTTGACCTGAATCCCGGACAGCTTACTGACAAATTTGAAAAATGTTTGAAGAAATGCAATCTTCCTCATTTTCGTTTCCATGATCTCAGGCACTACTCAGCTTCTATTCTTCATGCTCTGGGAATTCCGGATGTTTATATCATGCAGCGAGGTGGATGGGGAAATGACGGAACACTTAAAGCTGTTTACAGACATGCTCTGTCGGACAAAGCACAGGAAATGAATAAGCTTGCAAATGAGCATTTTGAAGATTTGTTATCTGGTGGTTCTCACGAGGGTTCTCACAAAAAGAAAAAGCCTTGA